GCCAGGATAATACATCATCATTTCCATACCCCAGACTTCATCAATTGAGTTCTTAAAACCACTATCAATTAAATTATTAGCCATGACTCCAGCTTCTTGGCCAAGGTCAGACATATCCATATGATTCTCATCTTTTATGTAACCCTCAAGTATTCTATGCATGATGGTCCCTCTAGCTGCTGCGTTATCTCTAACTTTATCTGCCTCTTTTTCGCCAACTTTCTGCCTCCATCTGGCCAAACTCTCTTCTTTCTCAGGTGAACGAGTCTTACCTAATATAGTTGTAACACTAGGCAGTTTCTCTTCATTGACTGAATACATTCTACCAGTTGGCCCATCAACTCTTACAGGATCTTTGTAGTCGTATTTTTTATTCCAATTAATGGTCACGTCTTTCCTCCTCTTCATCTTCATACTCATCTTCTTCACGTATTTGACTAGGTTCAGCTCTAGCCATTTCCATAAATTTGATAGCATAAGAGTTAAAAAGTTCTAATGATTTTTTAGTATGATCAACCACATCAAGAATAAGATCTATATCAGCTCTATTTCTATAACTATGTTTAGCCTCTAGAGTTTCTAACTCAAACTCAGTCATCTTTTTACAATACTCAGAATTTTCTACAAAATCTAAATACCTAGCTGCAAGATAAGGAGTTACATTCCCCTTTTCATTGTTAGCTTTCCAACAAATAAACATAATGTTTTTAGGGCCATAAGGCATAGAGGACAATATTCTATCTTTAGAAATATTAGTGTTGGTAATTTTACCTTTACCTTTGACTCTTGTCATCTCTATGTGAGGATAGTAAGGACATTTTAAACCATATTTTTTTTCTTGTTCTTTCCAACAATTAAAAAATTCTTCAAAGTCCTTAAACTGATTACCATGTATGGATGTTCTAATTCCACCCCATAACTCCATAAAGTAACCTCTCTCGCTCTCTACGTATTTTTGTTGAGAAGTTTTTTTCTGTTCTGTAGTAAGGTTTTTCTTATATTCTTTAGCTCTTTGATTGTCACAAGTTATGCAATAAGAAGCATAAGATTTTACTCCTATCTTACGATTTTTAACAGGATAAAAATATTCCTCTGTTCTAGGAAACATTTCTTTACATTTATAACATTTTTTATTTTCTAAAGTTGAGTTTACATATTTTTTTCTTAGTGTCATATTATATCCTTTCCAGACATACTTTGGTTTCTCCCATCTCTATAGTTTTGAAGTCAAAGAAAGTTAGTGCATGAGCAATTACATGCATTTCATATCTGTTTTGATCATCAAATACGTATCGAGTATGTGGAGCAGATCTGTTTGCAAACCAAACAGCTTCAGTCAATACATCTCTAGTCATGTGTGGACCATCAAAATGTACAAATGAATAAGTTTTTTTAGACCACTCAGGGTCAGCCATAAACGCAGTGTCAGTCATGTTAGCTAAAACAAATTTGCCAGCGTTCCTGTATTTATAAAAATCATTTAACATGGTATCTCTCATGTCATCGGTATAGTTAGCTGTTATAGCTCCTCTTCTATGTTCGGGCCAATACTTTGTATAATCCCTGTCGTAGTGTTGGTAAGATAGATTAGCATAAGGATCGACTCCAACATGCATGTAATTATTTTTTACATTGTCCATAATTAATTTAGTACCTAAACCACGTCTAACACCTATCTCACAACTATAATAACCTTGACAGTCAAAGTCTTTAGTCCACTTTTCTAGTAAATTATACTCTGCACCATCACCTTCAATCATCTAGGTATTCCTTTACAAGACCTAACTTCTCTTCTGCATCAGCTCTTTTTTGTATTAGCTTATCAACCTCTTCAATGTGTTGTGGGTGCTCACCAATACCTACAGAAGTATGTAGATATATTTTAATTGTTGCATCAGCGGCTGAAATATCTGCACGATATTTTTTTTCTAATGCTTCAAGTATCGCTTTTTTAATCATCCCAACTCCTTTTCATTCTTCTCATTTCACTATGTAACTCTTGCATATGCATTTTATCACAACTTTTAATCCAATCAATTAACTCCTGTCTCATAGATTTTTGTTCATCGTGAGCCTTAGCTTTGTTTTTACTTATTACTTCAAAGTGTTCATCTTTTAGTTCAGCCATGTTGTTCCTTTCTAAAGTATTCAGTTGCTTTCATTCTTATGTATTCATGATCAAAGCCGGCAAACGTACACACCGCCTTAAAATCTGCGTTAGGTTCAGTAAACCATCTACGAGATGAATCAGAATAATTTCTATCAGACATCCCGTAAGATTTAAAACCTTTTCCTAATGCGTCTTCGAGAGCTACAATTAAAACATTTCTCCACAAAGATTTAACAGGGTCACGATGCTCACCTGTTATGTTAAGAGCTCTTTCGTAATTTTCCATTTAATTTCTTAGCTTTCTCGTCAACTAGTATCTTTACAGTTTGCGCTCTACTTAGAGTGACCCCTGGTGCCAGATTCTTAGCTATCTTTCCTATTTTCTCGTAGCAATCATGTGATACTGCGAGACTTTTATATTTACTTATATCAGTCATTATGTTATCCTTTCGATTTATATATAATCATATAGGATTATTATATTTATTTACAAGGTTGTCAATGAAATTTTTTTTAACTATTTACATATGTTCTGTATTAAATCAGCAATGCGCTGAAGTACCTATAGATAAGCATGATTATAAACGTTTTCATGGCACCCATTATGGTTGTGTTCAAAAAGGACTTGGTGAGTCTTATGCTATTTTGTTCGATGGTGATGTTTTTTCAGCTGATCAGGTCGAAGCTTTAGAACTTTACGCTAGGTATTCATGTGAGAAAGTTGTAGATGGAAATGATATTCCAGGAAAAGATACTTAGCCCTGGCCTTTATATCTTTTCTGTGATTTTTGGCGCTTTTCTTGTTTATTTTTATTTTTTTTATGCTGTCGTGGTCCCCGTTTTTTAGGTTTGTCTCGAGGTGTGTAAAACTTAAAACTTTGTTTAGCCATTTTGTTGTTTTATAAATTCTTTATCTCTTTCACTTAATTTTAAATATCTTATACTACCATTAATGTGTTGTCTAGTATCACTTCCACAGTTAGTACATCTATAATACTCTGATACTATCGCTACTAATATTGTATCTTCTTCACACTCTTCACACACCCCATGCACAGTATCTATATTACTAAATGTTTTAAATTTATTATCCAACGACTTTACCTTTTTCCCATTTCATATCAGGTAAGCCTTCGCTATATTTTTTACCATCAAAAGTTAAAACTTGTTTTCTGTTAGATCCTTGCTCGTTATAAGATATGTGGACCCACCCACCTGCTGGGTCGTCTTTATCAAAAAATTCCATGATCAATTGATCAAAGTCAACGTTGTTTTGTAACCAGTAAGCTGTCTGAATGTTGGGCACGCCAAATATTTCTAGGTCGACCGCCTGGCCTTTCGCATGCTGTGATGTTTTTTTGCTGCCGATCGCTTCACACAACGCCTCTGAACGATAGCCGCTGGTAATTGTAACTGGTTTGTCAAAGTGTGCACGTAGTGGTTCTAAAATTTCATAACAAAGATCACCTAGACTTTTAATTTCACCAGACCCTGGTGTATTGTCTATGCCTTTTCTACGAGCTACCATAGAAGCTGTCATCTCTTTAAGAGTAAAGTGTTTTGAAAGTTGCATTTATTCTATAATTTTTTTAATTGCTTTGGATCCATCTATGTTTTCTTCAAGTTCAGCTTTTACCTTTCCACATTTATATTCAATATTATCATTTGCTGAACGTTCTGCAACACGTTTTCCTTTTAAACAATCTGACATTGCTGGCTGTATTCTATGTTCTGTAAGTTCCCCTGCTATAAACATACAAAGTGCGACTACGCTACTAATAACCGTTTCCATTTGCTCTTACCTTATCTTTTAATTCTTCAACATCATTTAACGCTTTTTCTAGTTGTGCTTTTAAAAATTCTATATTAACCTTGTTCGTCATATTTTGTTCTTGAGTTATCTCTAATTTTTCTGTTGTCTTATATAAATCTTCTATCAACATATATTGCTCTTGATCTGTAGGCAGCTGCTCAGATTTTTTAAGAAGATCAGCTTGGAACAGTTCTCTTGATGTCTCTAAGCTAGTTAGTCTAGCAGTAATCTCGGTGTATGCGATTACGCCAGCCACAACACCTGCGATTATCATTAACATGTTCCTGATAGGCATGCTTACTGATGTATTTTCACTTATTTTCATAATGGTGCTACTAATATTGTTAGTAAAACAAATAACACAATAATACCACCTGTAAAATAATAATTCATATACCCACACTCCATATTATTTATTTTCACCTGTTAATGTACTACGCATAATTAAAAAATTTTTAAAATCTTGTTCCATATTATTAACTTTTTCTTCCATTGTTTTAAGTTTATCGTTTGTAACAATAGTATTACCTTTGTTAGTTTCTATATTTAATAATAAATGGCTTTGATTTTCTTGTATTCTAGCGATGTATCCAATTTGATTTTTTAAATCTGTGTTTTGTATTTTCTCAATTGCTGCTTGATTTTTATTAATAGTCTCTGTCAGATCAACTATGTATTTAACTCCTGTAAAAGTACCCACTATTACAGAGGCTACAACTGGAACCATTACTACATTTTTTTTTAATAAATCTACTAGATTCATTACGTTAACCAGCTAATAACTTTAGTCCACCAATTGTTTCCTGGTGAATTGTCCCCTGGCGCCTGACTTAAACTGCACTCACATAGAGCACATTGATTAATGCCATTGTATTTGTGTATGCTTATTGGATGCTCACAAAACTCACATATTTTTTCAATTGTTTTATTCATTTTTCTTCTCCTCAATCTCGTAGAAAAAATTATCAGTATCTTCTGTTTTCCATTGACCAGTGTCTTCTACATTCCACTCATTGGTCTGTACTTTCCAGTCAGGAATGTTGTCCTTTACTGTGAAAGAAGGCAGATCCCAAATGCATCTGTTGTTAGGTTGGGCTGCATAATTGCCGTCATCTAAGGCTATTATGTGTGCACACTTGTGTTCGTGTGGTATTTCTGAATGATCAGAATCAAGTATATTACCCTCTGGGTGAGCCCAGTCAACAGTAAATAAATATTTACCATGATGCCATTTCTTGTCTTTACCTATGTATTTGCCGGATGAGGCTGTTAAAAGATTCCAACTAGTAACAGCAGGATAATAACTAAAAGAATTCCAAAGTTCCAGTTCATCAAGTCTCTTGGATGGAACGTCTTCCGGTTTATAACCACGTTGAATAAAAGCCGAAATTGGCAAACGATAAAAGACTGCACCATTTTCCATAATGGCGTGCCATAAAATAGCACGGCCGCCCAGGCTTGTGAGGCCAAAGATAATACAGTCTTCAACTTCTCCCTTATGTTTTTTGAGATCATATAAATACTCCCTTTTTATTTGTGCGTATTGTACAGGTATATTAGCATTTAAGTAAGCCATAATTTATCATTTTATTTCACCCCAATTAGGACCTGATTCATAATCAACTTTATTAGGAATTTTTAACTTAACTGCATTTTCCATAATAGTTTTTATTTTATCAGCTTGTTCCTCTGATTCAACAGATATATCAAGCTCATCATGTATCTGTATATGTGGTGTAATGCCTTCCTTATATAGGTCTAACATAGCTTTTTTAGTCATATCAGCAGCACTACCTTGAATTAATTTGTTTAACGCTTTGTATGTAAAAGCTCTACGACTGTCATTTTCATGCCAGTAATTTTTTTGTTTGTTACCATCTTTGTCTTTTATAAATTCTCCTTCTTCATCTTTTATATAAGGACCCATAGCTTGAAGCTCTAACATTCTTTCATGGTCTTGCGCTGGTACAAATCTACCCCAATCATTTCCTTTTAGTATAGGCTCGTATTTAGGAAATCTACATTTCCTGTTTAAGATAGTTTTAATTTTTCCATTTCTTTGTGCTGCAGTCATAAGTTTATTTGTTAATTGTTTTACAAACGGAACCTTACTGTGATACACACCAAAAAGTTCATCAGCTTTATTTTTAGTTACACCTAACTCTGCCATAAGTTTAGCTTTACCCATGCCATAGAATAAACCTAAATTAATTACCTTTGCTTGTGATCTAGGAATCTTAGCCATCTCTGAAACAAGTTGGTGAAAGTCTGCATTTGGATTATGATCATATGAATCTGCAATTTCATTAACAGAAGCCAGTTTAAATCTTAATGCGTATTCTGTAACAAGCCTTGGTTCCTGTTGCGAGTAGTCAAATGTACCCCACTTACAGCCTTCTTCAGGTATAAATAAACTTCTAATTAATGGACCTGTTTCTGGATCCTTAGCTGGAATCTGTTGTAGATTAGGATTAGAGTAACTAAATCTACCTGTAACTGTACCTCCATCATCAGATCTAATTTGATTTATCTCTGCATGTATTCTACCTTTGTGTTCGTGTCTTAAAATAGTATCAATAAAAGTTGTATTAACCTTGTTAATTTTTCTAGCCTCTGCTATCATCTTAATTGTAGGATGATCATGATTCGAAAGGAAATTTTTAGTAAATGAAGGTGCACCAGTTTTTTCAGTTGTTTCAAAAGATAAATTTAATTTTTCAAAAACTTTTTGTATACTACGTGCGGCCCATATTTGAGTTTCTATTCCTGTGTCTATTTTTATTTGGTGGATTAATCTTTCTTCTTTTGTCGTTAATTCTTTCTTCAGTGTATTTGCTCTTTGAGCGTCCACTCTCACCCCAAGATGTCTCATATCAACCAGGCAAGGAAAAAGATCCGTTTCAAGATTAAATATATCTTGGCAGTCTTCTTCTATTAATAATTTTTTACAGTGTTGCCAAAGTTTAAAAGTTAACTCAGCATCTTTTTCAGCATATGCTCCTACTTCACTTGCAGGTAGTTTCCACATGTCTGCTTTTGGATCTAGTCCTCTTGACTTAGCTGCTTCGTTCAAAGCTTTTTCATTTTTACCTTCATTAAGATAAAACCAAGACAAAGCATTTAACGTGTATGCAAATCTATTCTCATCTAAAACAGAGCATGCAATCATCGTATCTACGATTAAACCATTGATTTTTATACCTAAATTACGTATCCAACATACGTCGTACATTGCGTTATGAAATATTTTTGTAGCTGGACATGCACAAATATCTCTAAACCATTCTAAAGTTTTTTCTCTTGGCATGTTGGGAGCTTCACCATGAGCTATAGGAAAATACCATTTGTCATTGTATGTTGCAACTGCAATACCTACTACTTCACCATTACCTGTCACAGCACCAGATCCTTTTGATTTTAAATCAGGATCTCTTGTCTCTAAGTCAATTGCTATCTCATCATAATCTCTTAGATCAGGATACTCAGTGGGCATAACCCATTCGGTTTGTGTTAGATACTTAGGTACTTTCATTTTGCTCTTTCTTATTATAATATAAAACCATTCGTTTATTACCCTCGTATTCTTCTAATCGTTTTTTCATCATTTGATTTTCATCATACAGTTCTCTATATCTTTCAGTTAACCTTTTAATTCTTGGTTCATATAGCTCCCTATAATGTAAACTCCAATTTTTTGCTATACTCATTTGTCATCTTTTAATTTTAATATTTCTAAATCACAGTAATGTTTTATTTTCTCAAGGTCTTGTATCCCTGCTTTGTTTTTATATCTACAAACGTATTTAATTACGTTGCCTTGAAAAAATGAAAGATCATTCTTTGATATAAATTCATAAGGTTGAATTTTAAATTTTTTATAATGAGATCCCCCTATTTGTTTATCTTGTGGAAATGAATCTTCGAATATATCTTTATTTGTCATAGTTGATATTCCTTTAATATTTTTTTTGCTTTCAGTTTATATAAATTATTTCTTGCTCTCGTGATACCCACGTACCACACTCTATGCTCTTCATCTTGTTTGTCAACACTTAGACGAATACCTTTTTGTACTTTAGATCCTTGGTGTAAAGATAATATTACATTGTCTTCTTCACCACCTTTTGCTGCATGAATTGTAGATAACCACACCCTTGCATTTTGGGAAAGTATTTCACCTCCAGAAATTATATTTCGAATATAAAGTATTTCTTTCTGATCACCAACGAAGATATCATACCAATTTTTTTCAGGATTCCAATCGCCACTGGGAATAAAATCTACTACGTCATTGATTTCTTTTTCTTCTAACTTACCTTCACGTATCCATTTAGTGTAAGTCATCGCTGCATTATACATTCCAACATTAAAACTTTTACCTTTGTTAGTTTGATAATAAATATTTTTAGATTTTAATTGTTTTGCAATCTCTAATAAATTGCTTTTAGTTCTAGTAAGAATTAACCATTTACCTTTGGTAAGATCCACTTGCCCTAAATTACTTATGTACTCTGCATGACCTTCTTCACTTCTTGGCAGGTATTCTTTATGTTTCCTGATGCCTAATATACGATCTACTGCTATTTGAGATTGTCGCTGTACAGCTTTAGATACTCTCCTTGAATATCTTAAAACTTTTTCATTAGCAGGTTCTCTAATAAATCTATTTACATCAGCACCAGCCCAAGCAAATATAGCTTGATCATCATCCCCAGCTAGGTACATATCTTCACATTTTTCTTTTAATTTATCATACAATTTCCATTGTAATGGAGACAAATCTTGAGCTTCATCAATAAAAATAGCTTTAAACTTAGGAATTTTATTAGACTCAACAGCTTGTGTAATTAAATCATTAAAGTCTAACAGATGATTTTTCTTTTTGTATTCTTGTAAGTTTATATAAATGTGTCTTAGTGTAGGCCAATATATTTCTTTTCTATCATGGTCATTAAGATTGTATTCATCTTCAATACTTATATTTTTATTAATAGCTTTACCTATCATTTGAAAATAAGGATTGTTACAAGTTAAAAAATGAGTTTGCTCATCATTATACTTGTCACTAAAACTAACTCTCACATTTAACATCTTACCTAAATCTTCATAGTGATGAGGTTGAATAATATCTTCTTCAGTTTTATTTAACAAATGAAAACAAAATGCATGAAGTGTTTGAAAGTATGGAACTTCTTTTTCTTCTACACCAATTCTTTTCCTAGCTTCAATGGCAGCCTTCTTAGTAAAAGCAAAGTAACCTATCTTATGATAAGGTGTACCTGTTCTAACATAGGCATTAACTCTACGAATTAATCTAAAAGTTTTACCTGTCCCTGGAGGACCATATATTTTAATTGGTTTTTTCATCAGGTCTTTCAAATATATCTGTTAAACTACCTTTGAATCCAAAACTACCATGATGAGTTGTTTCTCCATCTACTACAGCATAAAATTTAAAACCTGCAGCTGTAGCAATATTAGAAAAATGTGTATCTTCTCCCCACCAGTGACCTGACTGTTGATCAAAAACTGTGTCCCAAAAATTATACAAAAGTTTATTTGCTTCTTCAGATATAATTTCTTTTTGTTTAATTTTTAATTGAGGATGATCATACATTAATTTTTCATATACTTTTTTATGTATCAAAGTTAAACCTGCTGGACCTACTCTAATCTCAGTCAATCCTTTGTTATCTATTTGAATATCTGTAGGATCTTTAAATTGCACTGAATATTTAACAGAGTTGTCTTGTGTTTTTTTTCTGTAAGGAACACATATCAAATCTTTATTTGCTACAATCATTCTACCTACAACTTTAGCATCAAACTCTACATCTGAATCTACAAACAATTGATAATCCATACCTGATTCTAAAAACATTGCAGTTAAAACATTTCTTCCATACCCAACGTAAGGACATTTAAATGTACTTATAGTAGATTTTATTCCTGCTTTGGTAAACGTATCCATTAATTTTATTAATGATAAACATGTTGATACTTGCATGGTGTCATATGTAGGCATGCATACAAATACACTTGGTATTTTTTTCTTCGTCATACTATGTACTCCTTATCTTCTATTGTTATTTTTTCGTCTGGTATTTCTTCTTTCATTAAATCAGTAGCAGGCATTTTTATACACCTGACTGGAGGAAATGACTTTTCATTTTCTCCCTTAGGAAATCTTTTTTGAGCACCAAACTCTCCTTTAAAATATGTTTTAACTAGAGTAGCAGTCCTTGGTCTATCCTGTGTCCATTCATTTCTTTTTATCTCTTCATAAAATTTATCATAATCAAAGTAATAATATTCATCTTCTTTTAATACTGCCCCACTTTTAAATGAAGCATATGTTTTTGCCTCTGGTCCGTTAACATAATCCTCTAAATATTTCTTTAACATCTCAATCGGATTAGTACCAGTAGGTGGTTTAATATCCTCTTTAGTAGCCCATAGAGCGTCCAGGATAGGCTGGTATTCATTATTCTTAATAATGGGAGGGAATATTGACGTTTGGTCTGCTATGAGCGCTCTCATCTCTTTCATTTCAGCTATCTTTTTTATATGTTTTGCATGTATTTGAACCACTTTGCTATCAGATAGTTCTACATTAAAAAAATATTCTGGATCAGGTTTGTAAGCTATCCTAATTAAACCTGATATCTGAGGCCAACTACTTTCTTGGTGACTACCAATACCAAATTTTCTACGTAGGCAAGTTCCTTTTGCACAATAAGAAGAGATAGGTAAGTCATGACAGGTATGTCCAGCTGTATCTTTGTCCCAACTTTTTATTTTTTGATTTACTTTGTCATCACCCCACACTTCATCATACTTAATAAACTCTCTTGCAGCATTTAAAACTTTTTTACCCCACTCATCTTTAAATTTTTTCTTAGCGAACACCATGTAGTTAAATAAAAATCTATCTCTCTCATCTTTTAATTTGTTCCCTGATTCCTGAACCTGTTTGCATATCATCTGTAAACATGGAGGACCATCTAATA